CTAACCAACCTCTTGCAAAGAATTCATTTTTATCAGGAAACTTCTCACTAACTAATTTCTTCTCTCCTAAAACTATTTCTGCTACATAGTCTAATGCAAGAGAAGGAAGAGTTCCTTTCTGAGCATCATTCCATTGACGCTCAAATGCAACATCTAAATTCAAACAAATTCTACCTTTAATTGGTTGGTCTATCGGGGAGTAACCGCTTGCTGCTTTAGATAATTTTATCCCATCAGAATAATACACGCCTTTTACATCATTAACTGGAGAAAGCAATCTTGGGTCTATCCCATTAGCATGAAGTCTCTCAATTAATTTAGGCAAATCGAACTTTGAACCAAACCACGAAATTAACATATCAGGGTCTCTTTCATTAATTTGACCCAAAAAATGTAATAGCATTTTTCTTTCTGAAGTAAATCCTCCTTTGGTTCCATCCCAAGTTTCAAATTCTAATGTAGGTAACCAATATAAAATACCATGTTCTTTATCTGTGTAGCAAGAGATACAGGTAATAACCCCATCGTGTTCTCCTCCTTGTTGCCATTCCAAATCCCAATACCATTTCTTAAGTTCATACTCTGGTATTTTAGTCAATTCATCTACTGCATAACGATAATGAAAAGGAACATCTGCCTCCCAAGTTTGGGGCCATTCATTTCTAATTGTTCTAGTATAGCCTGGCCTTGGCGGATTCCATGTTACCTTTTTCAATAATTTACCATCAAGAGATACAGAACCATCTACTTCATAGAATAAATCTATTCTGTATTTTTGACCATATTCATTTATCACCATAAATTGTTTCTCTGATTCTGATGCTAAAATATAGAAATATGGCTTGAAGGTAGTATAGGGAATTCTATTCTCTTCTCTCTTTCCTTCTTTATTTCTCCATCTTAATAAGAATTCATTATTTTTATCTATCGCATTTATTATCATTTTATTCCCCTCTAATATAAGGAGCCACAATTAACTTTCTATCAGGCCCAATAAACAGTATTGGAGATTCTTCCTTTAAGAATAACCAAAGTGGCCCTCTACAAAATTTATCTAATGGTGCAGAAAACTCTATTCTTACTGGTTCCCCATTAGAAGCAGTAAATTCAACTTTAGTTGAATAAGTTTCTGTTCTCTGAAAATTAGTTGATGAAATAGTTAATTCATTATTATCATAATCTAATTGATAGGCAGCAGTTCCTACTACTGAGCACTCCTTTATGGCTCTAGCAAAATCCTTACTGTCTTCAAACATCAACATTGTTTCAAATTTAGTTGAACTGAATGTTGCAAATTGACCATCCATTTTAGCGGTCATCAATTTTGCAATGCCATTAATTCCTGAGTGTTCTATACTCAAGGGCATTTTCATACTACTAGTTCCAATAATTTCTAATGACCCATCACCAGAGTTAAGTTTCACTACTTCATCTTTCATTGCCTTTAAATATTTAATGACCTTTTCAGCATCAAAGAATAACCATTGACTTTCCTTGACCGTTTCAAGACCAGTTTCACAATTGACTGATACTGTTGCAGCAATAGTATGACTAGCATTAGCCAATACGACTTGTTGATTTTTAATTAAACAAGCAACATTTTCATCTATTAAATTAATCTTAGATTTTGAGGCTCCTCTATATCTTCCTTTCAATAATACATCTTCTATTGCATTACACAATTCTTTTCTATTGATTACTATTTCAGTCATATTTTAGCCTCACGCAGTTCAGGAATACCATTCCAAACTACATTAGGTGGTCTGCCTTCACGGACATTCCATGTTGTTCCAACAAGATTACCATTAGTTCGACTACCTATTAATTTGGCCGTGTATTTAACTTCTCCTTTAATTTCCTTTCTGTCACATCTAATCTCTTGTTCAAGTTTGCCTCCCCAATTCTTCCAAACTGGAGAATAGCCTACAACTTGACCGTTAAGATAATCTTCTGACTTGTGAGTAATATACACTACATCACACTCAAGAGAATAAATTGCTTCCATTAGGAAAAAGAAAGTTTTATTTCTTTCGCCGTATTGCCAGGGCATTAACTTTGCTACCTTTGTGGGGTCAGGATTGACTTTCAATAAACAAGACTCATGCCATGTATCTACCCCATCAAATACAAAGATAGGTCTTTCTCCTTCCTGAATCTTTTGTCGCACATAGTTAACAAACATTAAAGATTCCTTTTCAGACTTATTAATATCTATGATATTTCTTTTATCTCTATTAATTGGACAATGGATTTGAATTCTATCTGTAGAATCGTGATGCTCTCTCCATGTAGATTCAACACCTCTATCCCAATCAAGAACATAAATAGGTCTATCAGGAAAATCAAGGGCTAACCCAGTCTTTCCTGTCTTTGGGTCTCCCCAAATACCTAATACTAATGTTCTAGTATCATTCTCTTGCTTCTTTAAGAATTTCTTAGCATAAGCCTTGTTCCATTCTTCTTGGTCTTTACCAAAATCAATTTCTTCAGTCTTTTCTAATTCTTTTTTTGTTACAGCCTTTCCACTAACTTCAGTAGTCCAATTCATAATCATCACCTATTTTTAAATTTACATTTTTACAGAACCAAACATCTACAATATCTCTTAGTTCCTCTTCCTTAACCTTTATTCTAATTTCTTTACCGGAAGGAGTATGGAATTTAACCCAATAATCTCCCGTATCTTCATTCTTGCGCCAAGTAATAAATTCAATTTCATTAAGAGAAATTGCAAAACTTGACCCATGTAATAATCTATTTTCTAATGTATACATTTTAATCACTTTTAGTGGTGGGCCTTGCACCCACTCGTCAGTCTCTTTACTACTGATAAGTAATTTAATTTATCCTTTCTATTTCTAGAATCAGAACCAATCAAGGTCTTCTTCTTCAACCTCAAAAGGCTCAACAACACTTCCGCGATTCTCTACAATAAGAACCCCACCAATGTTTAACGTCACATCACCAAATGAACCGTCTTCATTTCTTCCTTGTGATGTTCTACCTACCACAATAATACTTGAACCAATTCCAAACTCAATTTCTACATGGCTTGGAAACCAACAAGTTGTTCCTGCCCATGAACCGCCTTCATAATCGAAGTCAGAGTTTAGGTCAGTAATGGTTACTCGTCTTGTTCCATATTTATTAGGTGTCATATTAACGCTAGATACTGAACCATCAGTTACCACAAATTTCTTTGCGTATGGTAAGTTAGCACTATTAGCGTGGTATCTATCCAAATCAATCAATTGACTAAGATTATCACTAGCATATTCTGCTACATATTCTCGGTATTTTTCATGGTCTGGTTGATTCACCAATACTTCTAAACTCTCAAGAGTCCCTTCCTTAAATCCATACATTCTGTCTGGGTTGTTTTGGTCTCTAATTACCTGCATTGAAATGCTAGTAAATGTCTTTGGGTTAAAGTGCTTGCTTGCCTCTCCTTTGTAAGAGAAGTAATACAATCCCATATCTCCATCAACATCTCCAATAAATACTCCGGCCATTCTATATTGCTCATGGGGTAAAGGTTTTCCAAAATTAGGGTTGGCTCTTTCACCATACGATTTCAAATTGTCTAATGGAATAATCCACTCTCCACTTTCAATCTCAAAGTTATTCTCTGGGAGTTCTTTAACCACCATTGTTTGTTCTTCTTCTCCATGTATGCGGGTGACATGATAGCCGTCATCATCTGCAATAACAGTTGCTACTCTACCCATTGCAAAGGTAGTGTTTGCATCTCGCATATATTCATTCTTTATTCTTTCATTCTGCATAGCAGCCATATCACGGGCTGCATCTATTGAGATAAAGAATCCATTGGCTTGCTTTACCAGAGAATTAGTGCCGGTGCTTTCCTTTGCGGGTGCATCAGCATATTTCTTAGTTCCACTAAACCATTGACGGAATAGACTTAACGCCAACTTCCAATCTTCATCATTGAGGCCATTGGTCTCAACAATGCTATCATACTTATTCTTTACTTCTTCTATGTCCATTTCCAATAAGCCTGCGGCTTTGGTTATCTCTTGTTCTACTTGTTCATTATGTTCATTACTCATTTGTTTCACCTTTTGTGAATATAACTCCAAACTCTTCTAGTTTGGTTTGTCTGCTGTTTTCCATTGTTACTGTTCTCCATTTCATATTATTCCTCCTCATCATTGGGGAATCTTCTGAGAAAAAATAATTCTTCCCATTGAAGCAACTTTGCTTCATCCATATTTGTAGTGAATATAGTTCCACTATTCATATGAATTTCTATGTTATATGTGTCTGCTCTTAGCATTCCTTCCTTTTGGACTGATATTGTATATGCAGATACATCGTCTATTTTAATAGTCGTTAGACCCATTAATGCTCCTGTGTTTAATTTATAATATTTCATCTTTCATCACCTTCTCCTTTTATTTTATTTCTTTCTGCTCTATCTTTTAATTTACTGATATTGCCTTCTGCTATATCAGCCAATGATAAGTTTAAGTCAGATGCTAAAGCGGCTAAATACCACAATACATCTCCTAATTCTTTTGCAATTTCTTCAGGGTATTTCACCACATCAAATATTTTATATCTGTTGATAGCGAAGTCACCTCTAATTGTCTTCTTTACCTTTTCACATACTTCACCCGCTTCACCGGCTAAACCGAGCGCGGGATAAACTACCATATGTTTTTTAGGGTAAATTGCTGTCTTCCTTGCTTCCTTTTGATAATCATTCATATCCATTTACTTCTTCTCCTTTATTTTATCCCAATGTTTCTGCTCGTAATACAATTCGATTACTCCTTCAACTGTTAAACACAGTCCGGCCAAAGCCCAAAAGAAATCAGAATCAATATCTGTATAACCTAATACATTACCCATTGGAATTATTGTTAATAGCAATCCTGTTATTACTATCCATTCATATCGAAACAATGCTTTTTTTGCATCAAGCATATCTATTTTACCATCGTTGTTAGTATCTAACAAATTAAATAATCTCTTTAGCATTATATCATCTGTCCTATCATCCATGAGGCTAAAACCTTTGGAGTCATGTTTGAACTTCTCCATTCTGCCTCACCTATTACTCTTAGTAATTTGAATTTCAATCCATTATCTAATTCTCTTTTTAACACTACATCATGTAACGATTCACATATTGTTTTTATATCTACCGATAAGTATATCATTTCGTGTAGGCTTTTGAGGGCTAATTCGTATTGTTTATTTAGAATACTATCTAACAATTCATTGTAAGGTTCTTGCATTCTTTCTATTTGTATTGATAACGGAGTATTACTATTTACTGAAGCCTGTAGTTCAGTAATTGCTCTGCGTAAATCTCCCTGCACACTACCTATAAACGCATCGAACTGTTTGTCTTCAAACTCAGCAATGCCTTCTGATTTCATTATTCTTTCCAATACCCACTTAATGTGGTTATTGTTTAGTCTATTGAATTGATAGTTTGCACATCTTGATTGTAAAGGATAGATGATTTTATTTCTATGATTACAAGTGATAATAAATCTGACATTACCACTATATCTTTCCATTATGCGCTTAAGTGCATTTTGCGCGTCTGAGGTCATTCCATCCATTTCATCAAGTAGTATGATTTTATGAGGCACATCTCCTTCTTTCATAGTTGTAGCAATATCCTTAATTGTGGTTCTAACTACATCGAGTCTTCTATCATCTGAAGCATTAACTTCATGAAAATTGAAGGCTTTAGTTTCACCTAATATCATATTTGCTAATACGCCTGCTGCTGCTGTTTTACCAACACCTGCTGGGCCATACAATAATAAATTAGGCATTCCTTCTTTCCAATGTCTTGCATCTTCAATAAAAGAACTCTGCCCCATTATATCTTGTAATTCCTTTGGTCTATATTTTTCTGTCCATAACATTTTTATTCCTCTTTCTATATACATTTGTGTCTTTAATCTTAAAATTACACTTTACTACATCTTCATGGTTATTCAAAAATATAGATATACTTCTATTAGTGAAATGATGTATTCTTTGCACTCTTCCCTGTCTACCTCTTGGGCCTT